ACAACCTAGAAAGGCTTTAGGTGTTGCAAAAGGAAAAGGTAAAGCACCTTTTGCTGTTATGACAGGTAAGTATGTTGAAGCTACAGACGATGAAGCATACAAGCTTGCACAGGATGTTTTTGATAATCCTGAATTTACACAGGTAGGTTATGACCCTACACGTAGGGGCTTCTTCTATGACAGAGAGACAGGAGAAGCAATATTATCAGCAGATACAGTAGTTCAAGTAGGACACTTAGTATTAGCACGTAATGCAAAAAAAGTGGATGCAGAAGCATTCCCATTTAGTGAGGGCGGTATGGCGTTAGAAGAACAAATGAGCATGAACTTTGGTGATGTACCTGACAATACTATAGGACAAGATCCTGTATCAGGCAATGATATACCACTAGGTGCAACAGCAGAGAATGTAAGAGATGACATACCAGCTAACCTAAGTGAAGGTGAAATAGTTGTACCTACTGATGTAGTTAATTATCATGGTGTAAAACTATTTGAAGACTTACGTGCTGAAGCTAAGATGGGTTACGCTCAGATGGCACAAGATGGACGTATAGGTGGAGAGCCTATGGACATGAATGATGACATGGGTATGGACATAGAACTCTCTGAGCTAGACTTAGAGGTAATGGATGATGAAGCACCTGTTGAGATGAACAGGGGTGGTACATCTATGAAGGACTACAAAGACGTAGCAAAGAATAGAGATATAAAAACTCCTAAACGCACTGCACCACGTAAAACACATGCAGAGATAATGGCTCAAGCTTTTGGTTCTAATACTGATTCACGTAATAATAAAAAAGACAACTCCCCAGAAGCTATATCTGCTAGAGTTCAGGCTAGAAAAAACGATCCAAAAACAAGAGGAGAAGCATTATTAAAAAGATTGAATAATATTGTTTTTGGTGATGACGATAATGATAATGATCGTAGAGTAAAACTTTACGAAAAGCCACGTACATCAGATGACATTGGTCCTTCCATTGCAGATAAAATAAACTTTGGAGGAAAAGGGTTTGACTTTAGAAACAATCAGTCACCAACTCCACCACCTCCTAATGTGAGACAATCAACAAAAGGTGCAGGAAGTGTTCCATACATGGACGATGATGAAACTTTTAGTGTGCGTTACGCTGACCAACCTTTTTATAAAAGACTTGTTCAAAACCTAAAGAGAGACTTGGGTATGGATGAAGGTGGACTTGCTACTGATGAAGATACAAATCTTATAGGCGGTGAAGACCAGTTCAATCAACCATTTTATGCACCTGACCAAAAGGGCGGCTTTGATATGGAGAAGGCATACACCAACTATGGTGATGGTACAGGCGGTGGACCACTGTTAGAAATGCGTGAGTACATGAATGATGCTGGTCACAGAATATTTATTACGTTTATAGATGGTGTACCACAAATGGAAATACCTGCAGGTTACTACCCTGTAGAAGGTGAGGGCGTAGCTGTAGCACCTGAAGCTCCTCCAGTAGGTGGTAGTGGTGGTTCTGACTCTGGTGGATCAGGGGGTGGAGGTATGGATATGCCAGCGCCAACTCCTATTAACTATAAAGAGTTGAGTATGGAAGAACTATCTGAAATGATAGAAGATCAGAAGAGCATGAAAGGTAGTATATTAGCTGCTGGTATAGGTGTACTAAATCCTATAGTTGGCGGTGCAGTAAAGCTTGCCATGTGGAATGAAACTAGACAACTTAAAAAAGAGATAGAGCGTAGAAGAGATGATATCTATACAAGTGAAGTAGATAAAAGGCGTTATGATCAACTACTTGAGATAGCTAACGCAGAAGAGCCGGGATTGATATCAACTCTACTTGGTAAGATAACAGGTAATGATCCATATGCACCTGAAGTTAGAACTCCTGAACAAACGGATGCACTGTATGCACAACTAGACAAAATGACAAAGGCATACACACCTGATGTGCAGGAAGCAAGCACCATGACAACTCCGGGTGTGGATGAAAAAGTAACATCAACACTTGACGATGAGACAAGAACAAAAATTAGACAAGCATCTGCAGACGCAGCTACTGCTGCTTTTGGTGCGCCAGCTAAAACAGTTGAGCCTTCAGGTCAAGATAAGTTTATTCAATCTGTTAAAGATGACCCAGACTCTTTCTTACCTCCTCAACCTTCTAGGCCACCTACACCTGCGCCCAAACCTTCACCAATATATGATAATGTTGCAGCAGGTGATTATAATGATGATTCAACAGGTGTTAACAAAGGCGCACTTATGACCAAGAAAAACAAAAAGAAAAAATCCAAATAACTATAAGGCCACTCGGCTTCGGCTGACCCCAACATAAGGAGAAAACAAATGGCTACAAACGAAGAAGCAAAACCTAATCCTATGGTAAAACCCGATATCCCAAGAGTACTAATGGGTAGAGGGGGCTACATGAGTAATGAAGAGCGTATCAAGAAAGATGAAGAAGAATTTCTTGCTATGAAAAAAGCAGCGCTAGGTGAGACAGATGAAGAAAGTACTGAAGATCAACCCAGTAGCGAGGAGCCTAAAGCTGAACCAGTACAGGCAGAGAGTGATACCAAACAAAAAGAAAAACCAGAAGCCCAAGCACAAGAAGAAGATGACATAAGTCCTGAAGAAAAGAACTTCAAGAAACGCTATGGTGATTTACGTAGACACTCACAAAAGAAAGAAGAAGAGTTCAACGCAAAGATAGAAGCACTAGAAGCAAAGCTAACTAAAGCTGCAAAGCAAGAGCTTGTACTTCCTAAATCTGAAGAAGAGTTAGAGGCTTGGTCTAAACAGTATCCTGACATAGCAGGTATCGTTGAGGCTATTGCAGATAAAAAAGCCAAGGCATCTGCTACTGCTTTAGAAGAACGTATGGCTGAGTTTGAAGAACTTAAAGTAGATGCACAAAGAGAGAAAGCAGAAGCAGAACTTGTTAAGATGCATCCTGACTTTATAGAGATAAGACAGGACGATACATTTCATAACTGGGCTAAAGAACAACCTAAGTGGGTACAGGATGCTCTGTATGAAAACGTTGATGATGCAAAATCTGTAGCACGTGTAATAGATTTGTATAAAGTTGACAAAGGTATTAGTAACAAGAAGAAAGCTAAACCTTCAGAGAAAGCAGCAGCATCTTCTGTAAAAACAAAAAGTGCAGCAGCACCAGAACCAGATGACACAGCAGGATACATTCGTGAATCAGAAGTAGCTGCAATGAGTATAAGAGAGTATGAAAAGAAACAAGAAGAAATACTAGACGCTCAACGTAATGGAAGATTTATTTACGATGTATCAAGAAAGTAGTTGACATTCTTAGCATCGTAGATACAACTATAGCATATACACAACATTAGTGTGTATGCTTTAATCAAGCACTAGCCACACAAAAGACTTACCTCTACGTATAGGCCCAGCGCAGAGAGACAGCGCAGTCTCAAAGCATAGCTGACCACCCTAAAACAAAGAGCCTCTTCAGAGTGGATATGTAGTGTACTAACCCCACGCCATATCTATAAAAGGAGATTTTAACTATGGCTATTACATCAGCAAGTGGAGGCTTTTCAGGCAACTTTAGCCCGATCATGTACTCCAAACAGGCACAGATTGCTTTAAGAAAAGCAGCCGTGACTAACGCAATCACAAACAACTCTTACTTCGGAGAGATTGCAAACCAGGGTGACGTTGTACGCATCCAAAAAGAACCAGACGTGACTGTTAACGCTTTACAAAGACACACAAGTCTTACTGTACAGAAGTTAGCAGATTCTGACTTCTCACTCACCATTGACAAAGCTAACTACTTTGCTTTCAAAATGGATGACATCGAAGAGCAGTTCTCACACGTTGACTTCGTAAGCCTAGCTGCAGACAGAGCAGCATATAAAATGGCTGACTCACTAGACACTGATGTTCTATCTTACATGTCAGGCTACTCTTCAGCAGGTGCGGTAACTACATCCGTATCTGGTACTGCACAGCACCCGACATCAAGTGAGATCAACGGTGAATTTTTGAAGACGCACCAGTTGAAGAAAGGTGACTTCGCAAGCATTACTACATCAAGTGCTGGTGACCACTCAATTCCATTGGCTATTCGTCTACCAGGTATCGCAACAGTGCCAACAGCGACAGTAACACCATTAACTGTTATTGCACGTATGGCTCGTACTATGGATGTAGCAAACGTTGAATCACGTAATCGTTGGTTAGTTGTTGATCCAATCTTTGTTGAGATGCTAAAAGACGAAGATTCACGTCTATTGAACGCTGACTTTGGCGGCAATGGTGAGTTAATGAATGGCTTAGTTGCAAACAACTTACACGGTTTCAAAGTGTACGTTACCAACTCACTTCCATCAAAAGGCACAGGAGCAGGTACTTCAGGTTCAGCAAACCAAGACGCTAACTTTGGTGTTATCCTTGCAGGTCAAATGGATGCTGTTGCCACTGCAGAGCAGATCAACAAGGTTGAAAACTACCGTGATCCTGACTCATTTGCAGACATTGTACGTGGTATGCACCTATATGGTCGCAAGATTCTACGCCCACAAGGTTTAGTTTCTGCTAAGTACAACGTAGCATAATCATAAGATAAACTTAGAGGCTGGCTTTTGCTGGCCTCTTCGTGCATTTAACATAAGGACATTCTCATGGGTACTATTACTACAGCAATGTGCAACAGCTTCAAGCAAGAGCTACTTGGGGGTGTTCACGATTTAGACACGCACTCGTTAAAGATTGCGTTAATTAAACCATCACCTACAGGTAGCTTCAGTAAAGCTACAACTAACTATTCTGATCTTACAGCTAACTCAGATGAGGCTACAGGAACAAACTACAGTGCAGGAGGACAGGTACTGGATTCGCCTGTCATATCGTTATCAGGAGATACGGCTATTGTAGACTTTGCAGATGAAGTATTCTCTAACCTGACAATCACGGCTGCTGGAGCTTTGCTATACAACAGTTCGGTAAGCAACAAAGCTATAGCTGTATTCTCGTTTGGCTCAAACGTGGCATCTACAGCAGGTGACTTTACTGTTATCTTTCCTACAGCAGATGCATCCAACGCAGTCATACGTATAACGTAAAGGTAATACAATGGCATTAGTACTAAAAGATCGT